AAAAGGCCGGGGGAAGGGAAACACCCCCGGCCTTCGATTGCCCCCATGGCAGTTGTTCTGTTCAGCGGCTATCCACCGGCCTTAACGGTGTGCCTCACTGCTACAGAGCCATGGGAGGATTGTTCCCTCGATTGCCGAGGGCCGCGGATGACCATTGATTCCTCCCTGACGGGTTCACCCGGTATGTGCATATGTGAAATGCCTGAGCATGATGCCCTGGCTAGGTGCCTTCTGAAAGCGTGAACCTCGACACATTCACTGGCCAGCCAGGTTCACCATCTCTGCTGTCTGTGGAATGCAGGCTGGCAAGAAGCAGTGTTTGCTCAGTCGCAGTCATCTGGTGCGGAGCTTCAGGAAGAAGCAAGTCTGTGGTTTTGTACCATCGCCCATTGCTTCCCTTGAAAACCGCCCTTCCCCAAAAGTCTTTGCCGACAAATTTTAGGGATACAGGCGAGGATTCGTTGGTGCTCATTTGCCCTCCCGGCATTTGATTTTGACCTTTTTCTTGAGCAAGCCGTTGCTCTTGGCAAAGGCCATCTTGAACCGTGCCTCCTGATCTGCGGCCACGCTGAGACATTCTTCCATGGTTCTGACCGGGCGCGCACCTTCAAGGAAGGTGGCTTGCCGTTCGACATGCAAGGACGTGTTGTTCGACAGGTAAAACGTGATCAGTAGGAAGAATGTTTTCATGGACCCTCCAAAATTGAAAAAGGCCGCTCCCCGATGGAACGGCCCCAGCGACGCGACATAGCTACAAAACGCGGCGCAAATTGATGGCAGGCCCCGGATTCGCACCGGGCGCTGGCCTCTACGGATTGTCTGGTCATGCGCTTGTTGCCAGAGTCCTCAGCTTTCCCCACGTTCGCCGTGGGCCGCACCTGCCGTAAACATCTCCATCACCGGCAGCGACCATTTGCAGGTAGTCCCGAAATTGGTCGCTGCCGGTGGGGAAAAATTCATTCAGTAAGCCCAATCGCGGTTTTGAGGTCGCGCTTTTCAGGGAGCATAAGTTCAAGGCCGGGAATAACCCACGTGTTGAGCCATACGCGCAAATGGTGGCTATTCATTGATTCAAACACTTCTCGCGAAACCTGACTGCTGTCTTCACAGCGCAACCTTATGATCAAGTTACGAACCACTTGTTCCTCTTGTGCATTAAGCATGACTGCCTCCACCTTTTAGAAGTTCCTTCATTGCCGCCAAGGCTCTCGTGCGGCCCTGGCGGTATATAAAAGAAATTCGTTGTGCCTGAATAATTGCCGAACTCGGTTGCAGGTTGTCACCCTGGGGGTTAGTCACCTCCCCCGAACCTCCCCGACGCCGTTAGATCTTCCGCGACGGATCTACAGAACCCGCCCAAGTGGGCATTTTTGACAACTTTTGAATGGCCTCTATTCGAGCTTACGGCTGGGCCTCTTGCTCCCAGCACCCGACTTGTGGCCGGGCCTTCATGCCGCCAAGTTGCTGCCGATTGAGAATTCGGTTCGCTACTCTGTGCCGAAACACGCGTTCGCAACCTCTTCCTCGTTGGCAAAATCAAAATAAGTCAATTTGACTTACTATGCAACAAAAAAATAAGTCAATTTGACCTATACTTTTTTGCTCGATAGAATCCTGGAAAATTAAAAGCCCCCAGGCGGGGGCAAGGAGGGCGACGGGTATGAGCGGAATTGACAGAGCTAATGAGATCGAAGGCGGGATTGGATCAGAAGGAGCGCAGGAGGGAAATATGAGGAGGGTGGAGTCTGCTATCAAGGAAGCCGTGATCTCCGCATACTGCAAGGAGAATGAGTTTCCTATCCAATTATTTGATGGGATAGAACCTGCCGAGAGTATTCAATTAAAAAGCTACGCACGGCGCATCGCCGAAGTTTTGACTGGAATTATCATGAAAAGAAAGGGTTCACAGCTTATCTGCTTTTGGACTCGTCAAGGATGCCCCGAACTTCCTCCATCGCAGGAGTGAGGCAGGAAATTATTGCGTCAGCCGCTTCCTGAGCATCCAACTCTGGGTTCATCTTCTGAATCAAGGCGGTGAACCCAGCAAAAATTATTGTATTGGTTACTTCGAGTTGGTCCTTAATTTCCTTAAACTGTGCATCTGTCATATCTTTTCTCCAATAAATAAAAATCACCCCAGCAGCGCCAGCACAGAGTTCTCATACTCTTGGATTCTGTCCGTCTTGGGGATTTCAGGAGGCGTAATCTGCTGCAACTTTTCTCCGTCTTCAGAGTAGTCTGGCGCACGCAAATAATACAATTGAGACACAACCGACAGCGGGTCCTGGATGGATTGAGGCCTTAAACTGTTTTCCCAATTTACTGCAATGACATTCAATTTTTTTATTGTTTCATTATCAAGCCTAGATGAAACCATCTTCAACGCCTGCTGAACATCTAACAAAGATGATACAATACTAGATCTTTCATTATCAATTTTGGCTGACTGTTCTTTTGTTTTCATCAATCTATTAAGTTTCTTTTCGTATAAGATCGAAAGGACCTTAGTCCAGAAATACGATTTTGAAATTCCAGGCTCCGTATTTTCGTCACGATACAACAATGCAAGATAGCCCATGGCCGTTTTATCGCCCTCACTAGCCAATGAAAGAGCAAGATTTTCATACTGCTTTCTATTTTCAGCGTAATAAAGATAAAAAGATAAAAGCGCCGACCTGCCAATCCTACTTTGGCTTGAACAGCGCACTAAAAGCTTTTCAGCCTCAATTAAATCTTTATTTAGGCATTCACCATTGGCTAGTGCACAAGCCTTATAAAATAAATATTCAAGTTCACCATATTTTTTTACTTTCTTAAGCTCTTTTAAAGCTAAATTACATTCCTTGTCATAAATGCATCTAGGAAATGTGAGTACGGAAACTATTGGATTATTTTTATCAACAGGAAGTGACAGCATCGCATCATCAATACAAGATGCTAAGGAAAAATTGGAAAACGAAAAAATAAATATTGCCGTTGCAACAATTATTTTCATAGCAACTCCAATCATTTCATAACATTATTGCTTAGTTTTTGTAGGAGGAGCTTCGCTCCACAGACTCAACTGGCGGGAGTCCACTGGATATCGCTTCCTCCTGCACCTTTTTTTCTTGCACGGGTTGAGGGGCAATCCTCGTACCGAGTATCTTAGTTTGGGCAACACCACATAGGTCTGTTATAGAAATGCCCATTGCGCAAGCCAAATCATAAGCATCCCGAACAGAAAGTTCCCGGGGCGGATCACCATTTCTGATTTTACGCCACTTTGTCCCGGCATCTTTTCTGTGGGGCCACGCCATCTCAGCCAATGGCTTTGCCTTAAGCCCTTTTTTCAATGATATCTCAATGATAACATCTACTAGGGCGCGTTCGAATTCATATCCTTTCATACTTTTACTCTACGTGAGTTAGGTCAGCTTTCAATCAGTCAAACCTTGTGTTGATAAATAAGTCAATTTGACTTATTAAAAACCAAGAGGAACACACTATGAACAATGAACTCGAGAAGGCTTTTGCTGCACTTCGTAAGAAGTATGGGACGCATTGTGCCGCCGCAGAACATTTGGGTATTTACCGGGATCACTACCGCAGGCTTCGTAACGGCCGGGCAAACATTCCCCAGCGCACCGCCGACTACATCCTGCTCAAGGCGAAGGAGGCTGTGGAGGATATGCCCGATATCAGTTCAACAGCGCCTGCCATACCGCACGAACCTGCGCAGTCTGCCCACCCGTAAGCTGATTCGCTGCATGTCCAACCGCCCTTTCGACGGCGGCATCCTGCGGCATATCGCCGGGGTAGCTTCGGTACAGAGGTGTGGGCATGAGCGGCGAGACAACGGTGACAAGCAGACGTCCGTGTTTGGGCGTGATGTGGGCTCGGAATAAAAGTTTGGATTCTGCCATGTCCCATAATGGCATGGCCAAAGGCTCATGAAACCATCTAATATCAGTGGAATTTGACCCTATGGACTACCAAACAATGAGCCACGTCGACGCCATGCGCGAGGCAAAAGCTGCCAGCGGCATGACGGACGAAGAAATTGCAAAGGCGGCAAACATATCTGTGCATGCGGTGCGGCAGTATCAGCGCCCGCGCGACGGATATGCCCCCGGCCTCGACAAAATTCCCACCCTGTGCCGCGTCATGGGCAACAACATCCTGCTCTCTTGGATTCAAGCCCAGGCTGACACCCGCGCAGACTACAATGACATTCCCCCTGCCACCTCCCGCGCCGAAGTGCTGACGGCGGTTGCCCGCGTGTCTGCCACTCTTGGCGACGCGCAGCGCAGGCTTGCCGACTCGGAGCACAGCGGCATTGACCCTGAGTGCGCCCGCGACGTGCGCGGACTCATGAACGATGTGATCGAAGACTGCCGCGTTGTGATGGCAAAGCTGCTGCCCATTGCCCAGTTCAAGGACAGGACACGTTGCTACCCGCTTCTGAGCAAGGCAAACAACGGCTCTAAATACCGCAAGCCCTGGTGGAGGTTCTGGTCATGAGCGATTGGTACGACACCTATCAGGCCCACGCCTCTTCCGACTGGGCCCCAACACAACTCAGCCCAGAAGACGAGCAAAAATTCCGCTCATGGATCGCCGGAACGAAGTGGTTTGCAGACGTTGCTGACGATGTTGCCGCCTCGGGCGAACAGTTGAGCAATGCAGATTTGCTTGAAGACATGATCGGGCCTCATGCCGATTACGACTACCGCGGCGCATGGAAGGCCGGCATATCTCCGCAGGCCTATGAGTACGACACGCGCCAGCACTGGCCCTCGGCCACCGAAGACGGGCAAATGCTCAAAAGCCCGCAACACCCCACCGCTTGGATGGAATATTTCATGCGCGAAACCGGCGAAGACCCAAACTCGCTTGGTCTGCGCAACCCTGACGAGGCGCGCGAGTACACACGCAGCGCCCGCAGAAAGGAGGCAAAATAGCTATGGACATGGACCCGAGAACAAAGGCCAAGCACATGCAGGCCGTGCGGACAATGGTGCATCTGCTGGAAGGACACATAAGCCAGCTGCCAAAAGGCAAGAGCTACCTCGATGTCGTCCTTGACGGGGCGAAGTCGGCAACGATCTTGGGCATTGAGAAGGTCAGCGTCGAAGAACGCGCAAGGGCCACGGCTGAGGCAGTTGCCCGCCTGGTGCCCAGGAAGGTTTTGAATCCCGTCTCGCCCGCGCACGCACCCCAGCCAGCCGTGGTTGGCCGTGGCATTGCCGCGCTATTTGAGCGTGTACCGCCTACCAAGCCCTGCGGCATAGAACTCAGCTGCCCGCGAGGCGACCAATGACCGGGCTCGTTGTCGATCTTTTTGCCGGTGGTGGCGGAGCTTCTGAAGGTCTCGCCCAAGCCTTGGGACGCGACCCTGACATTGCAATCAATCATGACCCAGAAGCATTGGCCATGCACAAGGTTAACCACCCAGGCACGCGGCACATGCTCAATGACATAACCAGAGTATTGCCCCTGGAAGCCACAGGCGGCCAATCCGTCGCAATTCTGCATGCCTCGCCGGACTGCACCCATTTCAGTAAGGCCAAGGGCGCCAAGCCCAGATCGCAGTTTATCCGCGATTTAGCGTGGACCGTTGTTCGTTGGGCAGAAGACACGCGGCCGCATTTGATCACTCTGGAAAATGTCGAAGAATTCATGACCTGGGGGCCGCTTGATCGAAATGGATATCCCATTAAGGAACATGCAGGCGACACATTTAGGGCGTGGGTCAAACGACTGAAACGACTCGGCTACAAGATTTCCTGGCGTTTACTGCGCGCGTGCGACTATGGCGCTCCGACCACGCGCCGTAGGCTATTTGTGGTGGCTCGTTTGGATGGCAAATCTCCGTCATGGCCAAAGCCAACCCACGGAGCGCCTGGCTCACCATCTGTTTTATCTGGAAGGCTTAAACCTTGGCGTACAGCAGCCGAGTGCATTGACTGGTCGATTCAGAGCCAAAGTATTTTTGGTCGAAAAAAACCGCTGGCAATCAACACGCAGAGGCGAATTGCGGAAGGGATACGCCGCTACGTTTTGGGCAGTACAGAGCCGTTTATTGTTTGCTGCAATCATGCTGGAAATTTCAGGGGTCAATCTCTATCCGACCCGCTGGCCACTGTGACAAGGAAGCTTGGCTTTGGGGTTGTGTCGCCAGTTATTTCAGGATGCGTTATTAACCCCAATCATGTGGCCAGAGACTACACCCCATTCAGGGGCCATAACATCCAAGAGCCGCTGCGATCCATCACAAAATCACCAGGGTTCGCTCTGGCCACGGCTCACGCTGCCCCCTTCATCCAGCATGTCCAGCATAGCAAGGCTCCTGGCGGCGTTATGCCTGCCGATGAACCTCTGCGTACCATAACGGCCCAGCCAAAAGGCGGCGGGCTGGCGGTGGTGTCTGCCGCATGCGTGGCCAAGCACTATGGCGGTGTTGTCGGTCACGGACTGCGCCAACCTCTCGGAACGGTGACAACCGTTGACCATCACAGTCTGGTGACTGCCAACATGATCAAAATGCGCGGGCTTAATGTTGGCAGCCCCGCAGACGAGCCGTTGCGCACCATATCCGCGCAGGGGCAGCATCACGCCCTCGTTACGGCCTGCATCAACAAGCATTTCGGAAGCAGTATCGGCCAAGATATTCACGATCCGCTTCATACCGTTGTTGGAAAGGCCAAGCATTCTCTCACTTCATGCCTGATCAAATACTATGGCACGGCCCTCGCCGCGCCCATGTCTGACCCCATGCACACGATTACGGCCAAAGCCCGCATGGGGCTGGTGTCTGCGGAAACGGATTCCGAGCCTGGCCGTTACGAACAGGTGTGCGCGTGGTTGCGCGAGTGGGGCGTGATCGGGCCGGATGATGAAGCCGAGATCACTTACAACGGCATTGTTTATCGGCTGACTGACATCTGCATGAGAATGCTGGCCCCGCGCGAACTCTACACCGCTCAAGGCTTCGGCCAAGATTATCAAATTTCCCCAGATATCAACGGCAAACCGCTGTCAAAAACTGCCCAGGTGCGTATGTGCGGCAATTCTGTTCCCCCGCAGTTCGTTGCTGCCCTGGTAGGGGCCAATGGACCGCAAACATGGGTAGAGGAAAAGCAGCCTGACATGCCTTTGTTTAAAGCGTGCGCCGTCGCTGTGTAGCGGAAGGAGATTTCATGGACATCACAAGATTCAATCCTCGCAACGTCGTCCGCGCAATAACTCTTTGCCGCCCGTATGTCGTCGCATACTGCGTCAAGGACCGCGACGGATGGCTTGTGCAGTATCCAGACAAGGCCGAGCCGGAACTGATGGAGAAAAAGGCGTTTGAGCGCAAGTTTTGCCTTGAGCACGCCTGCCCTCCCAAAGTTAAGGAACTCTTCGACGGGGTTTCCTCATTCAACCAGTGGCGGCAGAGACGCGGGGGGCAGTCATGGAATGGCTGAAATGGTTTGTAGGGGCCACCACAGATCCAAAATTCGCTGTGATTGCACGGCGATCTAAGCAAAACATGGCGTCTGTCATTGCAGTATGGGCCATGCTTCTTGAGCGCGCCGGGCAGGCTGATGAACGCGGAGAAGTTGAAGGCTTCGACTGCGAAGGCGCCGACATCGTGCTTGGCCTTGAGGACGGGGCTGCCTGCTCTATCTTGCAGGCCATGCAGGACAAAGGGCTCATAGCCAATGGATGCATCACCAACTGGGACAAGCGCCAGCGCCGTGAAGAGCCTGAGGCTGTCAAAGAACGGAAGCGCCTGCAGCGTGAACGGGAAAAGCTCGCCGCTGAAATGGCCGCCATTGAAAAAGCCAGGGCTGAACTGAATGAAAAGTCACACAATGTCACGCCGCGTCACGCTACGTCACAGGATGTCACGAATGTCACGCATAAGAGGAGAGGAGAAGAGATAGAAGAACAAGAGGGGGGGGATAACGCGCGCGAAGTGCCTGCTGTGTTGGAAGCAAACCAAGATGATCCTTCCCCGGCTCAGGGCGTTCCCAAGCGCACAGATTGTCCAAGCAAAGGCAATCCGCAGTGGGCAGCCTTTTCTTCCTGCTGGCAGGTCTATCCTGTGCAGCAGGGCAAAGAAGCTGCGTGGTGCGAATGGATGCGCCTGCACGGCAACGGGACGCTTGCAGATTCCTACGCAATTCGTGACGCAATCCTCCTGCTGACTCAAGAAGACAGTCGTTGGCTGCGAGGTAAAGTGCCCAATATGGCCAAGTGGCTTAACGCTAAGGGCTGGGATGATCAGCCTTTCAAGGAGCCAGCGGCCTCACCGGGAACAACGCCAAGGGATGGGCCACCTGTGGCTAGAACACAGGCACAGCGTAACAAGCAGAACCTGGAAGGACTCGCGGCGTTTGCGAATGCCGCCGGAAGGAGGATCGCAGATCATGGCTACGGAACAAATAGTCGCATTGGAATTGAGCACGATGGCGGTTCTTTACCGGCACCCTCTGGACGCTGAGTACGAGCTCCCATTGCTGGTCGAAAAGTGGACGGATCTGTGTGCTGATATACCCGATGAGGATTTTTCCGCTGCCTGTAAGCTGTATCAGCAGAAGGAAAAGTTTTTCCCCTGCCCTGCAAACATCATCAGCGTGTACGAGGCCAGCAGGCCAGCGCAATCCATGGCCGCACTTCCTGAACCGCCAGAAGACAAAACGCCCGGTCTGGGGATGTTGGTTGTCGCCGCCATTCGTGGAGACCGCGCGGCGCAGGAAGAACTTGGGGTTATCCGGCACAAGTGCGGGAGGAATATGCAATGAAATTCGTCATCCCCATCAAGCCCACCGCCCAGATGCGAACAGCCGTCGGCGCTATCAAGCTCGGCAACGGCAAGGTGCGCGGCAATGCCCACAAGAAGAAGGAGCAGGTAAGCAACGAGGAGACCATCAAGGCGTTCTTGGCCCAGCATAAGCCAGAACGCCAGATAAACTGCGCAGTCATGCTTGGAGTTAAAGTTTTTCTCCAGGTGCAAAAGACTGCGCCGGATTGGTTCAATGGCAGCACCAAAGAATTTCACGCAGCGGCGTTAAAGCACATTGTTCGACCCATCACCAAGCCCGACGCTGATAACTTTTTGAAGCAAATTCAAGATTGCATAACCCAGATGGAGATCTGGCGGGACGACTCCCTCGTTGTGGGCTACCTCAGCGGAACGGGCAAATACTACACCGACGGCACGCCACGTTGGGAGATTGAGATTCAGGAATTGAGCCCTGACAGCTATTGCATCCCCGGCACGAAGGCCAAAGTCTCCCGCAAGAAATCGGCCAGCACACCAGGCCAGGGAGCTTTGCTATGCTGAAAGATTTTATCATCCCTGCATTCTTTGGCTTCTGTATCCTCGTGGCCCTCACGTTTGCCGCCGAGCTTTGCACTGCCCCTGGAACGACTTCCGATGAAGACCTGGCCGCAAGGATTGCCCTCATTGACGCAAGGCTTCCCAGCTTGCGCTCAGACGTCCTCATTCAGCGCCAGGAGCGTGCGTTTCTGACTGCGCAGCGCAGGTGGATTGTTGAGCTCATGGAGGCGCAAAATGACCGCAGAAACTGAGCGCATGCCATGGCTCACAATCAGGTTGATTTTTGGCAACGGCAATGCCGCCCAGGGGCGCAAGTGCATTGAGGCTATAGCTCGCAGGTTGATCCATGCCCGCACAAAGCACCCGGCCAGTGAATGGGCAGGCAGGGGTGAGGAATATGGGCTTGAAGCCATCGAAGGCGAGGTAAAAGAACTACGGTTTGCTGTACTTCTTGAGGGCCCAGAGCGCGTTGAAGACGAAACGCTTGATGTCCTAGCAACTGGCGTACGCAAATTTAACCGCGAGGAAGCATGATGAGTCCTAAAAATTGGGCAAAATTCTGCCTCGTCGTAATCTGCGTACTATGCGCGTTCGGCTTGATGATGGCCGGAAAAGACGGATGGGGATGGCTGCTTTTTGTAACCATCCTGATTAGCGGGGATCGACATGACTGAAGCTGACGACAAAATGATCGGCCAGGGCGTCGGCTTTGAACGCACCCGCCGCATCACCGGCTACCTTGTGGGGAGCGTTGACCGCTTTAACAATGCCAAGCGCGCTGAAGAGCGTGACCGCGTAAAACATGGGCTTGGAGGGTATGACCATGGCTAGACTGTCTGAAGACCAGTGGCAGGCAGCCAGGGCCGAATATGAGGTGCGCGGCATCAGCCTCGGTGACGTGGCAAAGAAGTTTGGCGTCAACGTCAGCAGCGTGTCCCGGCGTGCAAAGTCTGAGGGCTGGGTTCAGGGGCAAATGCAAGAGCTCGCCAACCGAAAAGTTGCGGCAGTCAAAGAAATGGCCGCCGTAGAAATGCAAACGCAAGAGTTACCCTTGCGCACAAGGCACACCTTGCAAACCGTCGTGCAGGAGCGGTTGCAGGCTGAGGGAATGCTGGCGTCGCTGGATATTGCTCTGGCAGACCGGGCGATTGCCCTCGCCATGGAGGCAACGAGCCCAGACGATATTGAAACGCTCTCCCGCGCGCGTAAGAACCTTGCACCCTCTGTGCATGCTCCTGCCCCACAGACGACTGTCACTGTCACCCAGCAGACTGAGGCCAAGGCAGGTGCAGCTGCTGATGCAGTTGCGGCACCCGTTGCTGCCCCCACGCCCGACCGAGTTGTGCGCGCGGTGCTGGCCGGTGATCTTTCAGGGGATGATGACTGATGCTGTTTGCCAAGGCGTCAGAGTCCGAACTAGCCGCCATACGGCAGGCCTGCGAAGCTGATTTGCTGACATTCACAGCGGTCATGTTTCAGGCGCGCATGTGCCAGCCGTTTTTGGTCAACTGGCATCATGCCAAAATGGCTGACGAGTTGATGGCTGTGTACCGCGGCGAAACAAAAAACCTGCTGATTACCATGCCCCCAGGCGGCACCAAGACAGAGTTGGCCGTAATCCATTTCATGGCGTGGTGCTTCGCGCGTAGCCAAAGCTGCCGATTCCTGCACCTCTCTGGCTCAAAGGAATTGGCCCTACTCAACTCCGAAACCGTGCGCGAAATTGTCACGCTTGAAGAGTTTCAGGCGCTGTGGCCACGCCAGATTAAGAACGACAGTAGAGCCAAGAACCGTTGGAACCTTGAGTTTATGAACCGTACAACCGGCGGCCTGTATGCTGCCAGTTCCGGCGGCCAGGTGACGGGCTTCCGCGCCGGTTACATCCGGCCAGGGTTCAGCGGCGCAATCATAATCGACGATCCACTCAAGGCTGACGACATCTGGAGCAAGGCCAAGCGCCAAGCCGTTAACCGCAAGCTGACAGGTACTATCCGCAGCCGCCGAGCCAGTTCAGAGCATACACCCATCATCATGGTCATGCAGCGCCTGCATGAGGATGACCCGGCAGCCCATGCCCTTTCAGGGGATTTTGCAGCAGAGTTTAAGCACCTTGAAATTCAAGCGATCATTGACGAAGGGACTGAAAACGAACGCAGCTATTGGCAAGAAAAAGAAAGCCTTGAGTCCCTTAATGACCTGAAACAGAAGGACCCCTACACACTGAGCGCGCAGTATCAGCAGCGCCCCACCCCTGCCGGTGGCGCCATGATCAAGACATCGTGGCTGCAGCAATACTCCACGCCGCCAGCTGTGCACACCGTCCTGTATGTTTTGGATACCGCTTTGAAAGCCGCAGAGACCAACGACTTCTCAGTAATGAGCTTTTGGGGGCTGAATGGAATCAACGTCTATCTGCTCGACGTTCTGCGCGGCAAATGGGAGGTGCCAGACCTTGAGCCGTTAGCCATCAAATTTCTGGAAAGCCACAGGCCCAAAGGGTTTAATCGCGCAAGGATTCGTGGGGCAGTTATCGAAGACAAGGCCAGCGGAACGGGTCTGATTCAAGGCCTGAGGCGCAAAACAGCACTGCGCGACATCCCGATCATTGCGAAGCAACGCAGCACGGACAAGGTAAGCAGGGTAAACAACGTCCTGTCCTTCATTCGCGCAGGGCAACTATGGGTTCCAGAAACTGCCGAACATGCACCATGGCTGCCTGCATACCTTGGTGAGCTTGCCGCATTTTCGCCAGCAATGACCCACCAGAACGATGACCAAGTTGACGTAACCGTTGATGCCCTTGACGAACTGCTTCAGTCAGGTGGTGGAGTCAGCGAAGGCATGGACCTTTCGTAGGAGAATGCACACATGGCAAGACTTAGAAGCCTCATAGACGCAGTGACACGAGAGCGGTACGTCCGAGACGCAGCAACTGGCATTGCATACAGAAGGACAGCAGGAAGCCTTGTGTGGCCATCTGGGGAACGGAACGGATGTGTTGCCGTGCTGGCAGAAACACGGTCACGCCAGAACATCCTCGGCGGCCGGCACGACGTCCACCTTCTTGCTGAGGAATGCAGTGCAGACGTGAGCAAGCTCATATCTGCCGTAGAAAAATTCACCATGCTGCTCATGGTTCGCTCGTGGGCGACCCCACTCTCCGACACGCGAGCCTTCATGCTCGACGACACCAATGATGACCGTCGCAAGGTGCGCCTACCTATCATACGCTTTGACGATCCTCAGGGCTGGCACGGAAAGGGAGAGGGGCTTATGGCCTTTTACCACGCCCTTGTGCAGCGCCGCACGCTCTCCGAGAAGACTCTCTTCCTGGGGAAGAACTGTGAAGGCAGGAATAACATAGAGAAAATGCAGGCAGAGGACATGACGTGCAAGCCCACTGACTTTCCTGCTGCTGCCGCGTTGTGTTTTGCCCTGGCAGAGATTGACCTGAACCCCATGACCGATTGGGCTGATCGCGGAAACGTGTCGTCATATGGCGGCCCTGCCGATCTCATCGGGGGATATTAAGCATGGTGCTCGCCTACATACCTGTGCCGCTGAATTCCATGACCGACATCCGTAAGCACCTGAGTGTAGGCGAGGCAAGGGTCAAGGAATGGGTTGACGCCGGTGCACCAATCGCCGTTGAAGGGGACGGTGCAAACGCTCGCTACTCGTCGGAATTGGCAGCACTTCTCATGTGGAGGGCTGAATACAGTAAATTCATACGGTTACAAAAAACATCACAAAACGGCTAAAACCTGTCAACCCCCAAATACGCCCCCCAATACCCCCCCATACGCCCCCCATACGCCCACTCGGGCATAAAAGGCCATGCTACGCTTCCACGCAAACAGGAGCGTAGTCATGGCCAGAATTCCCTACCAAAAATCCCCTGCAATATTTGTCGGTGCAGCGCTTATCGCGTTGTTGCTGCATTCTGGCGTCGATCCTGACACCGCACACCAAACGGCGCAGCAGGCCATAAACACCGTCGCAAAGTACGAGGGCTATGTTCCTGTAGCATACCGTGATCCCGCAGGGATATGGACAAAATGCTATGGCGACACAACGGATGTTGTTCCCGGCGATACATACACCGCAGAGCAGTGCGCTGCATCGTTGAACAAGCATATTGTTGAAACATCTGAACCAGTCATGCGTTGCGTTCCAGATCTCGCCAAACAGAATCCAAAAGTAATTATTGCCTTTTTAGATATGGCCTACAACATCGGTCCAACTGCGCTTTGCAAGTCGAGCATAGCCCGTCACGCAAATGCTGGTGAGTGGACAGAGGCCTGCTATCGCATCGCGGAAATATACAAAACCGCGAAAGGCATACCGCTACAGGGGCTAGTTATCCGACGCACTGATGAATCTGAAATGTGCCTTCAGGGGCTCAAGGAAGGACGCTGATATGGAGCAAGACGTCTACGAACTGTATTACGCGGCGCGCGCAAAATTCTTGCGTATTGGCATCATCGTCGGCCTTGTTGCCGGATTTTGTCTTGGATTCTTTTGCAGGGGGCTATTCTGATGTTTGCTGCAATCACTTGGATATTGGGCCTTATCAAGGGAATTCCTGGCATAGGAGCCATCATTGAAAGGTTTACGGCTGGCAACGCTGAAGCCGAAAAAATCAGGGCACAGACAGAACTTGTTGAGGCAGAAGCCTTCAAAGAGGGACGAGTGGCTCCGCGATATATGAAGCAATACGTCTTCATTGGTGCGTTCACAATCGTTCTCGTATTGATCGTTGTTTCAGCATTCTTCCCTGAAGTGTCCGAGGTGACAGACAGCATTGTAGACAGGGTCGCCAAGGCCAGCAAAACCCTGATGGTGTTTTAGCCATGACGTATGAACTTTCATTGCTCATAAACACCTGCCTCATGGGGTACTTCCTGTGGTCAATACGCGCTTTTTTGAAATCACATCAATCACAGCATGAGCAGATTACAGAAGACAATAAGGCCCTCGTTAAAGCGATTGAAGGCCTTACTGCTGTTTACGCCAGCAAGGAAAGTGTCAGCAGGGCTCATGCCCGCTTGGATGACGTTGAAAGCACCGTAGACAACCACGGTGAGCGCTTGGCGCGCGTAGAAACCAGGCTTGAATCCGTAAAATAGGAAAACAGGCTATGGACACAGAACAACAGCAAGCCCCGAACATTGGCGCCCTCGCGTCTCAACTCATGGCTGAATTCAGCGAGGCGCAGCGGTCGCGCGCAATGGTGAATGAACGCTGGCTTGAGGATTTGCGGCAATATCGCGGCATCTATGCCGGTGATGTGTCCAAGAGGCTCAAGAAGAACAAGTCTTCGCGTGCGTTCTACCGGCTGACGACTGCCAAGGTTAATACCATGACGGCCAGGCTTATGGACTTGCTGTTTCCTCAGCGCACCAAAAACTGGTCCATATCCCCCACCCCCGACCCGATGTTGCCAGATGATGTCGTGATGGATGCCCTCAAGGACGAGATAGGCCAATCCGCACAGCAGATCATGGGCGAGATGATGCAAAAGCTGCAGGCGCAGAACGTAATCCCTGACGCATGGGCGGCACAAAACATTCAAACCGAGGCTTACAATCAGGCTTTTGCTCAGGCAGACACAGAGCCTGCAAGGATCAGGATTGCTCAGGATCGCGCCAAGGCCATGGAAAACGTGATCGATGACCAGCTGAAGGAATGCAATGCCAACGGACAGCGCCGCCCAAGCTGGCGCCAAAATTGCCGCACGATTGTCAAAAGCTCCTGCCTCTATGGCATGGGTGTCCTTAAAGGCCCCCTGATCGAGCGTGTCGTTACAAAACGCTTCGTTCCAACCAAGGATACCTCCGGCAACGTTTCGTGGAAGGAGCAGGAATACTCGCAGGATTTGCGCCCATATCATGAGGCTGTGAGCATCTGGGAAATCTACCCTGACCCCGGCGCGCGCCTTCCTTCCGAGCTCAGATATGTTTGGCAGATCCACACAATGGCTGACAAGGATTTGGCCGACCTGAGAAACTTCCCAGGATTTGACGCAGAGTTGATCAAAGACCACATGGCGGCCAACGAGGACGGCGACGCGCAGCTTTCTGATTGGGAAGTGCAGGTGCGCGAGCTCAATGACGACAATATTTCCAACGGCCAGCCACTTAAAAAGCGGTTTCGCGTCTACGAACGGTGGGGTTTTCTTTCCGGCAAAGACCTCGCGTCTGCTGGTGTCGAGATTGCCGCAGAGGACATGACCAAGATTTATTCCTCCTGCATCTGGATTCTAGGTAACTCCATTATCAAGGCCTCGGTGAACCCGTTGGAAGGCGTAGATATCCCCTACCACTTCTACCCCTACCAAGACGACGATTCATCGTTTTGGCCCGAGGGTATCGCCTACCAACTGCGCACGCCGCAATCCGGCATTAATGCTGCCGTCAGGGCCATGCAAGATAATGCTGGTGCATCTTCCGGCCCAATTTATGGAATCAACACGCAGGCTCTTGACGACACTCAGTCCGTTGACGAGATGCGCGCCAATAAGCTGTTCCTGTTTGCCAAGTCTGGCATCAACCTTTCTCAGGCATTCCAAGCGGTAACGGTCCCGTCAGCGATTGAACACAACATGACCCTGCAAAACTTTTGGCAGCAGGTTGGTGACGAGGTTTCCACGCCGCGCTTCAATCAGGGCGACGGCAACATCGCGGGCGCAGGTAAGACAGCCAGCGGCCTTTCTATGCTTATGGGCGCGTCCAACATCCTGCTCAAGGATCACGTCAAAGATTTTGACGACTTCGTTGTGGCTCCCTTCATTCGGGCCATGTTCCGCTGGAATATGCAGTGGAACCCGCGCGAGGACATCAAGGGCGACTTTGAAGTTGTCGCCTCTGGCAGTCAGTCACTCATAGCCAAAGAGGTACGCGCACAGCAGGTTCCGGCGCTGATCGGCTATCTCGGAATCCCCGCCTTTGAACCATACCTCAAGGCAAAAGAGCTACTTGAGGTTGCCCTTGAGCAGACAGACCTGCCAGCAGAACGGCTCCTGCGCTCCGATGACGAGGCAAAGCAATATCAGCAACAGATGATGCTCGACCAGGCCAAGGCCCAAGCTCAGGCCCAGGCCTCGGCGCTTGTTGAACAGCTTGAACGCCAAGGCCTGCCCCCTGAACAAATCCAGCAGCAGTTGTTGATGCTCCTATCGAAAACCGTTCCAGCCACAATGGGCCCAGGCGGCCAGCAGCCAGGCGCAGCAATGCCGCCGCAAGGAGCGATGCAATGAGCGCTCGAAGCTCAAAGGATGCGTCCATAAGAACGCTTCGCTCATGCAATGGGCAAGGTGTCTATACAGCACTCACAGATTTGCTGAGTTCAGTAATTGTCGAGGCCCATGAAGAGATGGAATCGGCAACTGACAATATCACCATTTGGCGCGCTCAGGGTAAGGCCACCGCAGCCAGAGACCTGATAGCCGCCATAAAACCGCGTGACGCGGAATAAGGAGGAGATCATGAGCCAGGTTAATGAAAACGATCTGCAGCAGGGAGTTGAAACCCCCGTTGACGACGAAGAGACCCAATTCGATCAGGGCTTTTCCCTCGGCGAAGACGAAGCAGAAGCCAAGGGCAGTGCTGAAAATGGCCAGGAGCAGGAAGCCAACAGCGAAGGAAATGAAGCCGCTGGTTCCCAGGAACCCGCCAAGGCTGATGAAGGCAAGCAGCCCAATGTTCAGAATGAACAGCCGCCGGCCGCAGAACAGCCCCAGCAGCCCCAACCGCAGATGGAACAGCCGCGCGAAAGCGCACCGGCAGAACCTGAGCCGCCGAAAAAAATTGAAGTCCCTGAAAACCTCACTGAGGAATTTGCGACCCTCAAAAAACTGAACCCGGCCGCAGCAGAGCTTGCGCTTGAGGACTCGCCAGAAGGCGAACGGCTCAGGAGCCGAATGGAAGAATACGGGGCCGAGATGGCCCTTGATCGCGCTGAAGTCGTTCTTGATAAGCGCAACCGTGATGTTGCCACGCGCAAGGCTGACTTTGAGCGCCAGCAGCAGGCAGTGCAGGAACACAATAATCGCTTCATGTCCACGCTCAAGCAAACGCACCCTGACTATGCGGCCATGATTACTGACCCGGCCAGGCGCGACGAAGCGGTCAAAAAGCAGAACGAAATCATCGAATGGATCAACGGCAAGCCATACGCTGAAGGCGCAAGGCTTATGCAGGTTGCAAAGTCGGGGCGCGACCCGAACGAAATATGCGCCCTGCTCACCCAATTTGAGAGCGAACGTCAGGCGAAGCCGAAGCTGGCTGATCCAACGGGAGCTCTCGCTGTGCCAGGAAGGGGTGCGCCCGCCGCGCCCGCAGGCATCGGAGATAAGGACGACTTCGATGCTGGATGGAACCTCGAAAAATAGTCCAAGAAAGCGAGTTCAGTTATGCCTATTACTACCACCGGCGACATCTCGTACCGCACTGCTGGTTACATGTCGAAAGAGCTTCTCAAGCGGGCTCAGCCCCTGCTCTGTGTAACCCGCCTTGGGCATCCCAAGCCGCTGCCCAAGAACTCCACACGAACCATCAAGTTCCGCGGCTATCAGCACATTGCCAGCCAGCCCAAAGTGTTGGTTGAAGGCGTGACCCCTGAGGCCAGCAAGCCTGAATTCAGGGATGTGTTCTGCACCGTTGAGCAGTATGGCGACTGGGTTGAATTGACTGACGTCATCAAGGACACCCACGAAGACCCCATTCTCAACGAATTCACTGACATGCTTGGCGAACAGAGCGCCATCATGTTGGAGCGCGTTACCATCGGCAAGGTGCTTGCCGGTACCAACGTTTACTACAGCGGGACCACCGGCGGCGTGATTGCGACGAAGCGCAGCAGCGTCAACAAGCCCCTGAACATCAACCTGCAGCGCAGCGTGCGCCGTGGCCTTGAACGGCAGTTGGCAAAGCCGATCACCAAGATTGTGAGCGCGTCTCCCAATTTCAACACGTCGCCTATTCCCCAGGGCTTTATCGCCGTTTGCCATACGGATTTGGACTCCGATATCCGCGACATGCCCGGCTTCATCCCTGTGGAAAAATACGCCCAGCAGCAGATCCTCCCTGGCGAAATCGGCACCGTGGAAAACATCCGCTACGTCGGCACCACGCTCCTTGAGCCGTTTGCTGACGCTGGCGCTGCGAGCGAAGCTGGCCAGAAGGCCGTTCTTTCTACGAGCGGTGCCTGCGCCGACGTCTACCCCATTCTCTTCTTCGGCCAGGACGCTTTTGGCGTCATTCCCCTGGCGCGTGAAAAGAGTGGTGCTTCTCCCATTACTCCCATGGTTCTTAACCCCGGCGTTCCCCGCAGTGGCGACCCCCTCGGTCAGCGCGGAAGCGTAAGCTGGAAGGCTTACCACGGCGCCGTCATCCTTTACGACTTCTACATGGCGCGCGTTGAAGTGGCCGCCTCCGCCCTCTAGGCAAAGGATCGAATCATGCCCAAGGACAAAGATATGACCAACACCCAGGAAGGAACCGAAACGGGTGCCGCCGACACCAGCGCAGAAGTGAAGGGCGTGGACGATGCCCCGTCTACCGATGCAACGGTTGCGCAGCGCGAACGGATGTCAACGAACCAGGTTCGCAAGGGACGCTGGGTAAGAATCGTTCTGGCAAGCGGCCAGGAAGAAGCCGAACGCGCCCCAGTGCCGATTGCCGTTAATGGCTACCAGTGCCTGCTCAAACGCGACGAGGAAGGGATTATTCCCGAATCCCTTCTGAACGTGCTTGAAGACGCAGTTGAAACGCGCCCGGTTGTCGTCGAAGAAGGCGGCTCCCGCAAAGTTACCTGGAAGAAGATCAAGCGGTTTTCGTACATGGTTGTCGGCTCTTACGACACCAAGGCCGAAGCCGAAGCGGCTGCGGAAGCTGCGAAGGACAGCCAGTAATGCGCGCCGCCGAGGTATTGCGCTTGGTTTCTGGCGCGCTGCAAGACCTCGAACCAGGCCTCGAATCAAGATGGCCTTGGGAAGGTGGAGACGACGGACGTATTGGACTCCTTGATTTCCTCAATGAGTCCATGCGTGTTGTCGTCATGCAACGCCCAGACGCCTTTGCGATTACAGAGCCTATCCGGCTCGAGCCTGGTATGCGGCAACGCATGCCGAGCAAAAAGCGCAACTCGGCATCGCGCAACGCTGCAACGCTTATTGAGCTTGTGCGCAACCTTGGACAGGACGGGGACACCCCTGGACAGGCCATTGTGTCTGCGCAGCCATCCCTGCTGCTGGCATGGGCCGATGCCACACGCGCTGCGCGCAGTGTGGAAAATTTCGCCTATGACCGTCTCACTAACCCCAACATTTACTACGTCTACCCAGCCGTGTGCGAAGACGCTGACGTGTGGGTCGAAGCCACATACAGCGCGGCCCCGGAAGCCATAACCAGCCCAGAGCAGGAGATTGGTTTGCCAGAGGGCTACGCAGCGGCGCTGAAACACCATATTCTGGCGAGTATTTTGTCTGGGGATAACGAAAGCAGCAACGCCAGCAAGGCATCCCTCCACCTGCAACTCTATGCGCAGATCCTCGGGATCAAGTTGCAGGTGGACGCCGGATGGCCAAAGGCAAAATCAACCGCGCCCGCAGGAGGTGCAGCATGATGAACAGAATGGAACAGCTTGGAGTCCTTGTGCCAAGGGTTCTGCCACAAGTTCTGCCGTGCCCCCGCAGCATGGTTATTGATGCCCTGCAATACATTGCGGGCGATTTTTGCGGAAAGACTGGCGTGTGGTCCATGACCCTGCAAGAAGACGCAATCAAAGGGGATAGCGGAATACGGCTCAATCCTCCAAAGGGCGTTGCTATTTCCAGAGTCGAGTCTGTCTACATTGATGGCTCGTACATTGACAAAGATGAGTATCGCTCAACGGCAAACGACATCCTGCTTGGATTTGTGCCACAGCGTGATGCCATTGCCACAATCATGTGCACCGTGAGGCCGTCCCGTAATGCGGAATCCTTACCAGAAGAGATTGCCGAGGAATGGGGCGACACAATCGCATATGGGGCCCTGGCAAAAGTTAAGGCCATGAGCGGAAACAATATCGAGTGGACAGATGCCCAAGGGGCCAAATTAGCCCTTGAACTATACAACGAGGGCTGCGCGCGAGCGAGGGCCAAAATGATACGCCGCAAGCACGGCGACAGCCTTTTTGTGGGGGATCTATGAGCAACACAATACCCACAGTCAAAGTAACCGCAAGATTCGTTGACCAGCTTGGCGCGCCTGTCTGCAAGGCTGTTGTGACCATGCGGCTTACTACAACGGAACGCTATGCCGGGTACATTGTTCCGCGCGAGGCGCGGGCTGTGACCGATGCAATGGGCGTTGCCGTGCTGCAGGTATGGCCCAATGAACTGGGCACTGAAAGCAGCGAGTATGCCGTTTCTGTCACATTCCCAGATGCTTGCGCTGCAAACAGCAGCATAGCGCCAATGCGCAGCATCAGGGGAAACTGCGTTGTTCCAAACGCAGATTGCAACCTGCAAGACATAATGGAGTTGCCCGCTTACGAGCCGCGCAGTGCTGGACAGGCTGTAGAAACAGAGGTCGCGCACTGGGCGTCTTTGGCTGCCCAGTATTCGGAAGGTGCCAGGGCTTCAATGCAGGGTGCGCAGTCCGTTGAGACCAGGCTTAATGCCACAGCTGACGTGGCATCTGCCTCGCGGCTGGCGGCGCAAGAGGCCGCACAGTCAGCAAGCGCATCTGCTACGCGGGCGCAAGGTCTTGTCGATGGAGTTTCAAGCACCATAAGCCACTTCCAAAACTCTGTTGTCGAACAAACAGCAGAAACAGTGGAACGGCTTACGGTTGATGCGACAACTTCCATCGGCCAGCACAAAGCCTCTGCCATCGACGAGATCGGCGCCAAGGTTGAAGCGACTATGGATGAATCCATAGCCACTTTGACGCAGGCCAGATCAGAATCAATGCAGGCCGTATCAGGCGCAAAGCAGGCTGGCCTTGATCAAATATCAACGGCCGGGGCCACTCAGCTTTTGGCGCTACGCAATGAGGCCGCACTCTTTGGCGAGGACTTTGAAAACCTCACCGAACGCGCGGAATCCGCAGCAAAGAAAGCCGGGTGTTCATCTGCCGCAGCGGCCAATGCTGAGAGCGTAGCAACATCCGCGGCTTCGCGGGCCGAAAGTGCAGCACAATGGCTTGAGAGGCACAGGGACGATGCCTTGTCTGCTGCCACCAGGGCCGTCGCTGCAGCACAAACCGTTGACGCGGCAGCAAACACAGCCACGGCCAAAGCAACCTTGGCCGTGAATGCCGCAGCGGAAGTGGCCACAGCTCACCAGTCAATATCTCAAAGTGAGCAGTCTGCAGCTGCCAGCGCACAGGTGGCCACGGCAGCGAAGAATGCCACCGCAGCAAATGCCGAGGCGGTGGCCACGGCAACTGCCAACATGGAACAGTCCATAGCGGCTGCGGCTGGCAAGCTTGTGAACGAAGACATTGTAAACGCAGCAGTATCCCAGGCAACTGCAAGCGCAACGGCTGCCGCGACAGCGGCAACCAATGCGGCAACGTCTGCTGGACAAGCTGCTTCTGTCGTCGAAACACACGCCGCTGAGGTCGCAACGGCTACCGCAAGGGTGGTTGATATCGCCGGACAAATGACCCTGGGGCTAAACGTTGAGAAGTCGACAATCGAAATGGCCGCATCGGTCATACGACTCACCGATCACTCAACGCAGCTTCAGGTTGATAACCTCACTGCTTCTGTGTCTGGGGTTGATATGGCCACTGAGCTTGCGCGCCTTTCCGGCAGGGTAACGCGCCTGGAACTGCAAGGGGCATCCTAAATACTGATCAGGCTGACCCTGAATTGATGCCGCTATTTCATAGCTGAGGCCAGTGGCCCCGGCTTCAACAAGCAACGGAGTTCATATGAGCCAAACCACAGAAGATCAGCCGACCAATGCAGAATTGGTTGCCGCTGTTACCGGCGCTGTAAGCGCTGTGCAGGATGCTCAGACGACGGTGGTGAATGCCACCAAAAATCTTACGACGCACCTTTCTGACCCCAACGCGCACGGCGCAGAAACGAAAGCAAACATTGAGGCCGCTGTACCCAAACCCATATGGGCAGGAACGCGCCTTTCCTTTGCGAGCGACAATGGCAGCATTGCAACGACATCTGTCAACCTCAAGGGCGAAAAGGGGGACAAAGGCGATAAGGGTGACGCAGGCACAGCGGGCACGACTGGCCCGCGCCCTGCCCATAAATGGGTTGGCACGTCCCTGTTCGTCCAGTCGCCCGATGGGACATACCCTGAAACCGGCACTGATCTTAAGGGTGAGAAAGGAGATCAGGGCGAGAAAGGTGACAAGGGCGACAAAGGCGACACTGGCATCCAAGGGCCAGCTGGCGGCCCCAAAGGTGACAAGGGCGATAAGGGTGATACCGGCCCGATGCCAGAACATCTGTGGGACGGAACGTCCGTCATGTTCCAGAAAGCGGATGGTTCGTGGCCTACCCAATATGTCAACCTCAAGGGCGAAAAGGGGGACAAGGGCGATACCGGCGCTGCTGGTATTGACGGTGCCGTGACCAACCTTTCGGACGCCATCAACTCCAGCGACAGCACCAAGGCGGCAAGCTCCAAGGCAGTCAAGGACGCGACGGACACGCATAACTCGGCTTCTGACGCACACGGGATCAACAATCCCGAAAGCGGCTTCCGCGCTTCAATCGTAGCCATTGCTGCGGCTCAGGCCCAAAAGGCTGCGGCTGACGCAGTGGCCAGCCTCGAAATTGTTTCTGCAAGCCCGATCTTTGGTATCTGCCGCGTTCGCACTGGTGGCGGTAGCGGCCTGTTCTTCCAGACTGACGACAAGGGCAACCCGCAAAACCTTGTTACGGATTATTTTGACCGGCACCCGGTTTACAGCGCCATCAAGCGCGTCATCGTTGACGGCCAGGTAATGAACGAAATTCCTCAGTTCTTCGTGAAGAACTACACCCCTACGGAAGGAACGTTTGCCAACTGCCCTATCACCATGATCTCTCCCGTTGCCGCTGACGGGTTCCACATCCACCCTGCGTTCATGAACAACAGCGCCCAGATCAGCAAGTTTATGCTCGGCTGCTACAAGGGCAGTTTGGACAGTACACTCACGAAGGTTCAGAGCGTCCCCGGCGTATATCCTGCCGTGTCCAAGGACTTCTCCACATTCAAGGCCCTTTGCACAAACAGAAACGTCAGCGGCGTTGCAGGCTTCATGATGCAGGATGTGTATCAGCGCGCTGCCCTGCAACTGCTCATGCTTGCAGAATTTGCCAATTCCAACATGCAGTCTGTTCTTGGCGCCGGGCACACAGCCGGTTCTGCTGCCGTGACGGTGGACAACGCCGCAAACCATAAGCCCTGGCGAAACTTCCACGGCGTGTACGGGAACGTCTGGGAAATGGTCGATGGCGTTCGCGCAGACGGAAGTAAAAAGCTTGAAATCTATCGCAATGACGGAACGCGGGCATATCTCGCAACGAATCTCACCATACCTGTGTTTGGCTCCGGCATGACCGGGTGGACGGTGGATATGCTGAGCGATGTGGCTGACGGCTACGACATGCGCGACGCCTTCATTCCCAAAACACTGGACGCGACAGAAACGAACGGCACCTACAGCGATGGCATGTGGGGCGCAGTGGCAAACGGCGTTTGCTATACCGGCGGCTGCTGGGGCGATGGTTCAGCCGCAGGCCTGTTCTCCTGCAACTTCAACTACGTTGCTTCCTACTCGGACGCGTACATCGGGTGCCGCCTCGCAAAAGTGTAGCCTGAACCCTGAAACACGTTTCCTGCTCTGGCCGCCGATAGGCGGCCATGGCCAGGGAAAAGGATTGCCATATGAAGATCATTTTTACCCACAACGAAAAGACCATCGAAATTGAATACCTGGGAACGGGCAATGGCGAAGCGAAGCTTTACGGCGTTCCCACCGATTACAGCGAAGACGGGTACTACGTTTCCGCTTGGCAAAAAACTGAAATCGAACCCGTCCCGGCCTGCGCCGTGAGTGACGCTCACCTGCTTTGCCACGTCAACATCGAGAAGGATCGGGAAAGCTTTGTGCTGAAAACTGTCAAGACCACCGAGGGGGCCGACTGCCATGCCTAAGACAGAAACAGGGATCAACCATGTGACCATGCTTGGCGGGATTGAGAGCGCCAAGGCTGTGAAGCTCAACGAAATAAACAACAAGTGCGAGCTCGCCCTGCGCAGCCTCACGGACAATTACCCCGACACGGAACGCCTGACCTTTGATCAGCAGAAGGCAGAAGCGGCAGCCTACCAGGCCAACAACACTGCATCCTGCCCGATGCTCACCACTCTTGCCCAGGCACGCGGGATAACGATTGAAGATTTGGCCGCCAGGGTTTTGGAAAAGGCGGCAGCGTTTTCAAAGGCATCTGGTGCGCTCATTGGCACACGCCAGAAGTTTGAAGATACGCTTGACGGCTGCACAAGCATCCAGGCCGTTGAATCAATCTTTGTGGATTACGCACTGTAGGGCTTGGCCATGAACCGCTTTCAAGTCTTGCTCCACAACGGACGGCAGATGTTGATCTCCATAGATCAGGGTGCCAACGCCGCATTCGGCCTCATGATTGCCACGCTCTGCATGATCCCTTTCATTCCAAAGGCCGGGCTGTGGTGGGCAGATGAAACAATCAGCGCCCATTGCTGGCGGTGGCATATTAACGGCGTGCGCAGTTGGCCACGCAAGGTTGTAGATGCTTTGGCGCTCCTGTTTGGCGACAAGGACCACTGCCAACAGAGCTATGAGAGTGAACGCCTCGGGCGGCAACTGCCGCCTGAAGAACGAACATCAAAATAAAGAAGGACACATGAGCGGTGAAAGCCTGGCAATGCTGGAAAAGATGGAAGACGTCAGCGCATATTCCAGAATCGCCATGCGACAGTTCCCACGCTACGAGAAGTTTCTTTTGGCCGCCGAGATCAGGACGGCAATCTCTGAAATAAAGCGCCTGCTCATACGGGCTGCGAAACGTTATTACAAAAAAACCACCCTGGAAGACTTGGACATTGAGCTTGAACTGCTCCGCTCTCTCATACGAGAGGCAGTAAAGCTCAAATACATAGACGTGCACCGCTATGAGGTCTGGTCTTTGAAAATAAGCGAAGTCGGCAAAATGACCGGGGCATGGATGAAGAAGGTGCGAAGCGCACAGGAATCCAGCGCGCGAACTGGTCAGAGAGGTGGTCGCACAACTTTCCCATTGAACCCGAACGACGGGTAAGTGGGATAAGGGCAGCGACCTACATCCGGCGGCAACTGGGACAATGGTTCAGCCGCAGGCCTGTTCTACTGCAACTTCAACAACGTTGCTTCCAACTCGAACACGAACATCGGGTGCCGCCTCGCAAATATAGCCCACAAGCCAGAAGGCGAATGCCCAAGGGTATTCATCCAGTGCTTTATTTGGGGCCGCTGTCCTTCTCGGTAAGCCGGGAAAAGAACAAAACCGTGGCAGGCGGCAAGTAGCTGCTGCAAAAGCGGCCTGCCACACCCTCAAGGGGTATGAACGTATGCCAAAGACAATCAGGGACATCTGGCCGCGCATAACCTGCTTCGACAATCTCGTTGCTGCCTGGGAGGATGCACGGCGCGGAAAGAGGTTTCTTCCGTCTGTCCTCAAATTCAGCGGCAGCGTTGAAGAGAATCTACTCGATATTCAAGGCAGACTCCTCCATAGGACTTGGCGGCCTGGCCCATGGCGCGAGTTCATATCCAACGATCCAAAACCACGCCTCATTCAAGCCCCGCAGTTTGGGGATCGCGTTGTGCACCATGCGCTCGTGCGGGTTATAGGCCCGGCATTTGAGCGCAGATTCATCAATGATAGCTACGCTTGCCGCAAGGGGCTTGGTAATTTGTCGGCCAGTGACCGGCTTACTGATTTTCTCAGGGCTTCAACGTCTGAAACGAGAAAGTCTGGGCGTAAAATTTACGCTCTCAAGGCCGATGTGCGGAAGTATTTCCCGAACATTGACCACGACATCCTCCTTGGCGTTTTGAAGCGCACAGTGGGCGACGAGGGCGCGTTATGGCTCATAGAGAAAATTGTCAAAGACAATGGATTTGAGCAGCGCGGCCTACCTATCGGCGCACTGACAAGCCAACTTTTCGCAAACGCCTACCTGGACGTTCTGGATCACTACGTCAAGGACGAGCTCGGCGTTCGTTTCTACGTCAGGTATATGGATGATTTCATCATCTTGCATACCGACAAGCGCCACCTTCACGATCTCCAAACACTTATCGGCTCTGTTCTTTGGGAGCGGTTAAAGCTTCAGTTCAACCCTAAGACGAGCATCTTCCCTGCGTCGCACGGAATTGACTTCGCCGGGTATCGCCACTGGGTATCGTACCGCCTCCCGCGAAAGCGAAATATCAAGCGGACTCGCAGAAAATTCAAAGAGATCAGGAAGCTTTATGCCGAAGGAAGGATGGACGTGGCGCAGGTAAGGTCAAGGGTCGCCTCTTTTGTTGGATACACAAAGCACTGCAAGGCTTCGAGAACCGTAAAGGGAGTTCTCGACGAATTAGTTTTGCAGCGCGGTGGAGGTGCAGAATGATTTTTTACGGGCTTCACTTTGTCGGTGACGACAAAGTTCCAGTTCAAGTGCGGATAAGCACCAGCAATCAGCAGATATGGGCGCGGTCAGCACCCAATGGCGAATGGACTGAATGGCGCAGGCTTGACGTAATACGAAATTTGGACGGCACCCTGGCAGAAGAAGTGACAGAGGCAACGCACGCAAAATCAGCTGACGCAGCGGGAAGGCTCAAGAACCAAGTGAAGATCACGTTCTCGGGTGATGTTTCTGGAAGCGTGAGCTTCGATGGATCTGCAAGCGTTGCGTGTGCATTGTCAATTGCAGGCCTTGGCTCATTGAGCAGTCGTATCTCAAGCCTTGAAGACAGAATCAACAACCTCGGAACTGGCAGCAATACCAACTACGGATCAAGCTAATGGCCACTATCACAATACCAACGTTTGGCGGCGAGATACCCCGCACGGCCCCAAGGCTGCTTGAGGACACACAGGCATCCGTTGCCGTTAACTGCCAATTGCAACGCGGAGCCCTTGAAGCCTTGCGTGGCCCGGTGGAGGTCGCAGGCTTGAGCGCCAGTTCTAAAACAATCTTCAAGCATGCCCAGGACGGTTGGCTGTCATGGCCCGGCGCAGTCGATGTGGTCAAGTCTGCCGTAACGGACATCTCTGGTGAAACCCCTCTTGGTCATCTTTTTATAACCGGCGACAGGGCTTACCCGACGCAATACATGAGTGGTGGCAAGATACACCGCCTCGGCATTCCAAGGCCTGGCAAGGCGCCATCTGTGGCCGTAACCAAGGGCGCGGCAGATGCTACCGTCGCCTGTTATGCCTTTGGCGCAAACTCAGAATCCGAAATACCGCCACGTTACGGGTATGAAGACACCCTTTCGACCGTTCAAGAAGACAACGTGAGCGTGGCTGTTACGGCTGAAACAGTTGAGGACACAACATCGACGGATAGCGGCATAGCCCGTTCATCCGCTTACTGCTACACGATTGTCCAATCCCTTGCAGACGGGATTTTCCAGCAAGAATCTGCGCCGTCACCGGCGTCTGAAGTTGTTGATGTGCTTGATGGGGACGGCGTGACCATCAGCGATTTTGAAATTCCAGAGCTTGAAGGTCTGGAAATTTCCCATATCCGCATTTACCGCACGGTATCCGGCACAACGACGAGCGAGTTTCATTTCCTAGTTGAGCTTCCACTGCCCGTCACATCCCATGTGGACACGGTAAATGACGTGGACATCTCCACTGACGTTATGGCCACAACGACATGGGACGCGATACCCGATGACGCGCGCGGCCTTATCAAGACTGACAACGGCATCTACGCGGCATTTCGCGGGAATGAGCTTCTTATTTCTGAACCGTTCTATGGCTATGTCTTCCCAGAGAGCTACCGCCTGACAACCGAGGACCCCATTGTGGCCCTTGGGCATGTCGATGGCACGATTGTCGTGCTGACCACCGGGCGGCCCTACCTGGCAACAGGCTCAGAACCTGAAAGCCTGCAATTCACTCACCTTCCCATTGAACAAAGTTGTGTGTCAGCGGGAAGCGTCGGCAGCCTGCCTGGCGGCGTTGTGTATGCAAGCCCTGATGGCCTCATGCTGTTCACCAGCAGCGACCAGAGCCTTCTTACTGCTCAGACCTTCACCCGCGACCAATGGCAAGCAATGCACCCTGAGAACCTTATGGGAACTGTGCATGACGGGCGGTATGTCGCTTTCTTTTCTGGGACGAATACGGGGATGCTTATCAGCGTCGGCGCAAAGGATTTGGTGCGCGTTGAACTCCCAGAAGATTGGAAGGTCCGCGCCGTTTACCACCATTCAGAGGACGATGCCGTTTACCTGGCCGTGGACACCAAAGAAGGGAGCCAAATCTACCAGCTAGAGGCTGGCGCGCCCATGACATACACATGGCGCTCAAAGCCCTTCTTCACTTCCTCGCTCCTGTGCATGTCCGTTATCCGTATTGAAGGTGATTTTTCAGCCGACGCTTCTGTTCGGGCATCCTTGTTTGGCCCAAATGAAAATAGGCCTCGTGCGCGCATGAAGGTTTCTGACAGCAGGGCGAAACGCCTTCCAACTGGCCGTGCTGAAAAAGTATGGAGCCTAGAGCTCACTGGGACTGCAACCGCCTATGAAGTTCGGATGGGCGGGAGTGTTGAGGGGGTTGAATATGGCAACTGATCGCGGAATCCCAGCTGTGCCTCGCGGGCTTGACCGCACCCTTACAAACTATCTGCAATCGCTGCAAAGCATTGTCTTGCGCCTATCAGGCATGGTGCGCGGGTCAGACGAATCTCGAGCGGTGCGCGTTTCAGATGGCTCGGTATCAACCGGCACTGCAACCGCGAGCATTGGTCAGGGATCGATCCTTACCCAGCATATAGCGGATAATGCCATTACATCGGCAAAGATTACGGACGGCGCAGTCACAGACACAAAGCTTTCCGCAAGTTCCGTAACGGGCAGAGCCATTGCCGCAGGCGCTGTGGAAACCATGGCCCTGGCCGGGATGTGCGTTACCGCAGAAAAGATTGCCGATGGCGTACTGCCGACGGTGGTTGATGGGGAAGCCGTTGACGGAGAGGAAGTGCTGATACCTGGTAAATGGCTTTCAAAGCCATGGATAATGCTTTCTTCCGTAAGCCAGCCCCAGGCAACGACAGGGGCATTCGGGGCAACTGGGCTCCAAGAAATTTTGGATATGGATGGAAAGGGAACAGGCGAATGGAAATTCACAGCCGCGGGCAGTTTTGCTTGGCTGGCACTGGGGAATGCGAATGAGCAATAACGACGTGTGCAAAGATTTCTTCATGCAATACCTGAACTATCTCGACAGTAACAGTGAGCTTGTAGTTCGTTGCGTTTACATGCGGATGGAAGACGAAAACCTGCTCAAATCAACACTTTACGGGATGCACAATAGGAACGTTGATGCGTTTGTAGCCCTCGTTCTCAGGAATGGCACCCTCCCTTATCTGCTTATGGATGGAGATCGCCTCATTGGCTTCGCTTGGTACGACGCCTTCGCAGCAAAATCGTGCATCGGGCATGTTGTGTTTTTCAAAGAAGCTTGGGGCAATGCACGCCAATTCGGAAAGCAAGTTTACAGGCAGCTTCTTTCATACAGCGATGGGATGGGTCACCTGTTTGACTGCGTGATGGGCCTGACGCCCATAAACAACCCACTCGCATGGCGCGGCGCGGTTGCTTGTGGGGCTTCAAAAATTGGCGTGATCCCAAAGGCGTTGTTCGACGCTGAAAGCGGTGAAAGCATTGACGCTGTGCTCACCGTTGCCACGCGAGAAATCATTGGCGCAGAGGCATAATTCATGAAGATATACACCAGAGTAGAAATCAACATGGAAACCATGGCCGTCACGCACGAAGAGTTCATCGAGTATGACGGATGGGTTTCACAGTGCGGCGGCGGTAGCGGTGGCGGCAGTTCCACCACAAACACTGTGGACTATGCGTATAACTCACGCATGGCCGCCCTTTCAGAAGAGCAGCAAACCTGGGCGCGCGATTATTACAATATGTGGTCTACATACACCAAGCCGTATGAGATCGCGCAGGCGCAGGCAAACCTTGAAACCTTGCCCCTGGAAACGAATCTCTACAAGCAGGCTCTTACTTCTGCCACGCAACTGCTGCCGCAGCAGACGGCAGCCGCCCAGAAGTTTTTGACGGCATCCACAACCGGCGTTGATGTCAATGAGCGCATGGCGCTGGCAACTGCGGATGCGGCCAACGCATGGAAGGACACCAAGGCAGCCAGCAACAGGGCGCAGGCAAGGCTTGGGGTAAATCCCAATTCCGGCAGGTACCAGGGCATTGCTGCTGCACAGCAAACCACGCAGGCCGCACAGCTTGCTGGTGCGCGGACGCAAGCCAGGGTTGGCGCGGAACAGGAAAACTATGACCGGCTGAAAAGCGCTGCGTCGTACAATGCCACTGGCGGCGTGTTGCAGGGCATCAATCTGCTGAAAAGCTAATCCGTGAGGTGCAATTATGCCTTTATATAGACCAGAAAATCCTTATTCGATGGGCCAAAAGGCCATGGGCCAAGCGAGCAGCACCATGGCATCGCAAACGAAGGAAGGGCCCCGCACTGAAGTCGAGGCATCCTCTCCGTCAGCCGGACAGATGGGCATGACAGGCCTATCTTTGCTTGGTGCCGGTGAGCAGGCATGGAAGTACGGCAGCAAGGGATATGATTTTTTGCAATCAAAATGGGGTACCCCCGATGCGGCTTCACAGGCCGCAAACGCTGGGTCTGGCGCTGCTCCTGCTGGGGGTGCTGTTCAAGCTCAACAAGCCGCGGATGCTGTCGCTCCCAGCGTACAGCTTCAGACAGGGGCGCATGCAGCGGCCACGGACGCAACATCGGCAGCAACTGGGGCAACAGCACAGGAAGGCATTACGGCAGGATCACAGCAGGCAATGCAGGGCATTGCTGGTACGCCTGCTGCTGGCACTACCGCCACAGAAGGCGGGGCATCATCTGGCGCATCTGCCGCATCAAGCAGCGCGGCGTACCCCTGGGCTTCTACCGCTGGCTCTCTCGCTGGCGGTGTTGGTGGTGGACTCGCGGGGCGCGAGCTTGGTAAGGCCATCGGCGGCGACACTGGCGGGAAGATTGGCGGCATTGCTGGCAGTCTCGGCGGCAGCTATCTCGGCGGTCTAGCTGGGTCTGCGGTAAGCAGCGGCCTCGGCGCGTCTGCAGGAACAGTGGCGGGAACAGCCGCAACCGCAGCTGCAACATCCGCAGCTACCACGGCGGCCACCACAGCAGCCGGTGCAGGGGCTGGCGTTGCCGCAGGTGCTGCTGGTGGTGCCGCAGCAGGGACAGCAGCGGGCGCTGGTGCCGGGGCGGCTGGCGGCGCTGCTGCTGGCGCAACGGCTGGTTCGGTGGTTCCAGGCGTCGGAACGCTTATTGGCGCTGGCGTCGGCGTCCTTGCGTCTTTTTTCCTCTAGGAGATTGTCATGCCTCTTTATAAGCCAAGCAACACTGCTGAATTGGCCCAATCTGCCATGAATGGCGCGACGCAGGCCGCAGCTGCGCAGACAAAGCAAACTGGAACTAAAACCGAAAAAGAAAGCAACTTCTGGGACGATCTCAACAAGGGAGCCGCAGCCGTTGCCTATGTTGGGCGTGGCCTTGACGGCCTCACAAAGGCCGCCGACGGCGCATGGAATATGTATGACAAGTACAAGCTCCGCGACGCCTACGATAACGTTGACAAGGCCTACAGCGAAGGTGGCATAGACGCCATTCAGAATAACCCTGACATGCAGGATTATTGGCATTCAAAGGCATTCGGACAGTTCATGCTAGACCGGGCCAGTAACGAAAAGGGTCGCCTGGAAATGATGCAGAACATGGATGCCGCTGCTGATAAGATGTATCAGGACTGGCGCATACAGGCCATGGGAGTTCGTCAGGCGTACACATCTGGCGACACGCAAAAATTCATGCCGATGATGCAGCAGCTTTCAACCAACTCTCCCCTGCCCTACAAGCTTGAGCCGACAAATGACGGCAATTTCAAGGTTCTGTTCCGCTCCGATGAAAAAGGTGGATGGGCAGATACCGGCAGGACGATGACGCAGCAAGAAGCCATGGGCGAGGTCGACAATGTGCTACGCGGCGAGCAGTCAATGCTCCGTGGCGTAGACGGCAAAACCGTGCCCGTTAACCTCGCCTTCAACAAGGCGGCCGTAAGGTCGTATTGGTTGACGCAAATAGGGAACGCAGAAAACAGGACTGACCCAAAGCGACAGATCCCACTCTACAACTCTGAAGGAAAGCCAACCGGCATCGGCATTGTCCAGAATCCCCTCGATGACTACAGCGTAGGGCCAAAGCTCCTTGTGTATGGGAATGGTGGTCGGCAGATCGGAACATTTGACGGGTATGATGGGGCAATGAAGGCTGGATATATCCCCTTTGCGCCCCCAAAGGGTAAGGGTGGTGCAAAAGGCGGGGCCGCTGGGGAAGGCGGTGGTTATTCTCTGACGCAGGGCGATATTGGTGCCCTTCAAAAATATGCCACCTCTGAAAACGAGATGGGTGAAAAGTCTGTTGATTATGAAAAAGCTGCGTTCCTAGAACAATTTGTGAGAACAACTGGCCTATCTCCGCTGCAGGCCATTGCCGCGTATGATGGAAATATCAAGCGTGCAATGGAGATGGGGGCAAGTCGTGGACAAGCAGAAAGGGCTACTATGTCTCTCCTTGCCCAGCGTATTTCTGGCGGGCAACGGGGGCAATCTCCGCAACATGGTCAATCAGAGCAATCTCCGCAGCAGTCACCTTCGCAGCAACAACAGAACCCCAAGGTTCGAGGAAGAATACAGGGTATACTTGGCCTTGCACCGCAAGAAGATCAGCAAGGTGGGGCAAGCGGTGGTTATGGCGGCGCGCCTGCAACGCTTAGCGGAAATTACCGCGACAATCTAGAACGCCAGGCAACTACTCGACAGGCACTCGCAGAAAGCGGCGATTACCCAACGGAAATTGTTGGGCTGCCGGGGCTGGGCATTAACAGCGGCGCTCTTGTTGAGGGCGACAATGTTCGCGGCCAAGGCATGCTGAGTGGCATTGGCCTCAGGCCGTCACCGTTTGGGCAGACAGAAAGTCAAAAATGGCGGCAGCATTTCAACAGGTAATCGAATTTCAAAGGAGATATCGACATGCCCAAACAAAAGGCCCCACGGCCTACGAAGACCAATACAGGCGATTACCTGCTTGATTTCGACGGGACAGATTTCAGCCAGTTCGGCGGCCAACAGGCGCAGCAGCAGGAAGAAGAACCTGGACTTATGAGCAAGATTGGCAGTTCTGCCCAGGCAATTGCTGAAGGTGCAACCATGCTGCCGGGCCAGATCGCTGATACGCTCAGGGATGCCTACCATGGCGGCGATGTGGATGTTACCGATACTGATGCCATTCGCGCGCGCCAGGCACGCGAGCAAGAGCGCGCAGACTACGGTAAAAAGTATGATGGCAAAGCCTTTGAGGGCGTAACCGATGCCATGAATTCCATGGGCTATTCCATGGGAACAATGGGTGCAAGCCTCGGCGCTGCGGCCCTGGCTTCCCCTGCCGGGCCGATTGCCGCTGGCGCAGCAGGCATGGCCGCCTCTGGCGCCATGGCATACAGGGCAACAAAGCAGCAGTTTTTGCAGCAAATGCTTGGCGAGACGGAAAAGGTTCTTGGCCGCCTGCCAACACAGGATGAGTGGGACAAGATCGCCACAGAGTTTGACGGCGAGGCAACGCGCTACGGTGCATGGGAAGCAGGCCCGGAAGCCCTGAGCAACCTCATTATGGCAAAAATTCTCGGCCCGCTTGGAAAGGGCCTGTTGCGCGGCAGCGTGGGCCAGGGCATCAAGAGGATTGGCGGCCTGTATGGTGAAGAGCTTGCCACAGAAACAGCAACCCAGATGGGACAAGGCCAAGAAGAGGCCAATGTGGGCTTGCGCGACACAGCGCCGGGCGTCTGGGATGCGTTCAAGGAAATCGGCCCTGCTACGTTCTGGCAGACCACGCTCATGGCTGGCGGCAAGAAAGGTGCAGACATGCTTGCCAACCGCATGCGCGCACGTTCGCAACAGGTTGAAAATAATGTCGACCAGACGCAGCAACAGGGGCAAGGCACAACGGGACTGACGAACCAAGCCGCATTGCCAATGGCGCAGGGGATATTTGCCTTGCCGCAGGGCGACGGCTCAATTCCCATGGGCAGCACAGATACGGGCCGGGGCCCCATTGCCGCAGGCGTTGTAGCTGGCCAGCAGCCAAAGCCTTTTCTCAGCGACGCTGACCATGCCGATACTGAGGCCTTTGTGCGTGCCTTTGAAGAGCGCGAGCGAAACAGGGATGACGAGGAAGCCCTTATCGAGTACGGCCAGCGTCAGGCCCGCTCGCCTGCTCAGCTTGCACTTGACCAGGGCGAAAACGTCGACCTGCTATCGCTTCCGCAGGGTAATGCGGCCATGGCCATGGGGACCGAAGACACCGGGCGCGGCCCGATTGCCCCGCCAACTGACTATGCAGGTCAGCCCATTGCGACCCCATATACGCCACGCCCCGCCCTTCCTGAACAGACTTCGCAATCTGCGGGCATGGGCCAGTGGGCTGGCGGGCGCTCGCAGCTTGCCTACGGGCCGAAGTCTGAACCGCAGATGATGCAGGGCTTGGGCATCATGTCGCAGCAGGGAGCACCAGTTCAGCCCCAGGCAATGCCCACCTCGGCACAAATCAACAATACACAGGCCGCGCCCCGTTCGGACACAACAGCCGCAGCTAATGCCCTTGGCATGCCCTCGCCGCAGGCTGTTCCACAGGAGGCCATGGCCCCGCAGAGGGCACAGGCTTTGCCCCCAATAATGCAGGGCATAGGCGCTGCGCCTGCGCAGCCAACACCCGCCCCACAGCAAGCGTTTACCAGCCAGCCGCAGCCAGAACAAAATTCAAGAGGTCCGTGGCTTGAGGTGGTTCATATTGGCGATTCTGCCCCTAAAGCAAAGCCTCGGCCGCAACAGAGTCAGCCTGCAGGGCGTGCAGATGACTCGCGCCCAATTGGAAAGAACAGCCGCGGGCAGCAAGTGTTCGAGGACAAAAATGGAGTGCGCTCTTATGCTGACGGCGGCGTGCGAGTTTCGCAGAGCGTTGGTGTTATCCCCGGCCATGGCATAACGTTTGATGGCCCTGACGCGCTGTATAAGAGCGGAAAGCAGGAGTACCTGACCAACGACGAGGTTAAAAGCCTTTCTGGTGGCACAAGTGAGCCTGAGAGCAAAAAGCCAAGCCGCATAGAGCTCATTCGCCAACTCCCCAAAGAAGAGCAGGCTGATGCCCGCAAGCTTCCAAACTCAAAGCTGTTGGAGCGAGTTCGCCAGCTTTCAGAGGTCAATACTGCTTCCGAAGATCAGCCGGGCGTGGTAGAATCTAACCATGCCAAGGAGGGCGAACATGCAGAAGCAAACGAAGGAAGAACGCGCGGAAATGAAGGAAAAGCTGAACCAGGTGTACGCAACCCTGACGAAGCCGTTGGAAACCCAGCTGATGGATCACATGAAGAAGTACACGCCGAACCAGGTGAAGGAATGGCTGACGGACGACGGGCCGAAGGCGCTCGCGGACTTCATTCAGGAACAGGTAGCGAGCGCGGAAAGCACGCGGGACGATACGGCGAAGAAGCTGATCGAAAAGGGGATGAGCGAGGGCGAAGCGTGGCCGATGGCGCGCGAAGTGGCGATGCAGGACTTTTGGCCACAAGCGGAACCCGGGCGCGAGGGGTAAAAGACTTTCGCATTTCCCCCGATGACCACATCGGAGAAGGTGGAAAGGTCGCCAAATTCAACGACAACCTTTCTGCCATTCGCACGCTCAAGGAAATTGAGCAGTCTGGCCGCCCAGCTACCGAAGACGAACAGAGAACCCTTGCCCGGTATGTTGGCTGGGGTGGCCTTCCAGAAGTGTTTGCCGAAGGCGGCAAGGCCGACCCTGCGCTGACCCGCAGGCGCGCCGAATTGCGCGAACTTCTTTCGCCAAAAGAATTTGAAGAAGCGCGCAGATCCACAACGAACGCTCACTACACTTCGCCTGAAATCATCATGGCAATGTGGGATGCCATTAAGCGTATGGGCTTTAAGGGCGGCAAAGTTCTTGAGCCTTCTATGGGCGTTGGCAACTTCATTGGCTTGATGCCTAATGACGTATACAAAAAGTCCCACGTCACCGGCATTGAGCTTGATGGCATTACTGCGCGGATCGCAAAGCTGCTGTATCCGAAACAGACCATTCTTTCGCAGGGATTTGAAACTGCCAAACTGCGTGACGGCAGCTTTGACCTGGCCATATCCAACGTGCCATTCGGCGACTACAAGCTGCACGACACCCGCTACGCGAAGCACAATCTCTTCATCCACGACTATTTCATCACTCGCGCGCTCGACCTTGTGCGCCCGGGCGGCGTGGTAGCCTTTATCACCACTTCCGGCTCACTGAACAGCGGGCGCTCAATGAATATGCGCCAGTTGGCCGCCGACAAGGCGCGCCTGCTCGGTGCTATTCGCCTGCCAGGCACATCATTCAGCAAGAATGCCCTCACGGACGTGACAACGGACATTCTGTTTTTGCAACGCCTTGGTGAGGGTGAAACCAACACCAGCCCCGCATGGAAGGATGTGGTTGATACCGACGTTGTTTCGGAGAAGACGGGCAAGCCGTTGCGGAACAACGAATACTATTCTGCGCACCCAGAAATGATGCTGGGGCAGCTGGCAGACGATAAGCTCTACCCTGGCAGGACGGCGCTTAAGGATGACGGCAGGGACATGCCGGCCGCTTTGGGTGACGCGCTGAAAACGCTCCCAGAAGGAGTGTTTTCTGGTGAAGGTCTGCGCCATGAGGATCAGAAAGCAACTGCCAATGTGCAGATGCAGGACGCCAAAGAGGGCCAGCTGCTGCTGGATGGCAAAGGCAATATCGTTCAGGTGTCTGACGGGGAACTGAAAAACTATCCGGCTGACGGAAAGAAAGCTGCGCGCATTGCCGGGATGATCGGGGTTCGTGATGCCCTGCGTTCAAACCTGCGGGCGCAGATGAACGGAGACGAAGACAGCATTGCGCACTCCCGCACGGCTCTCAACGACGCTTACGACGCATTTGTGAAGCAGCACGGCTTCTTAAATGACAATGCCAACCGCCTGGCCATGTCAGAAGACCCCGACTTTCCCCTTTTGCAAGCCCTGGAAAACAACTACACCAAGGGAAAAAACGGTGCGCCTTCCAAGGCTGAGAAGGCCGACATCTTCACCCGCCGGACAATCGCTGAACCCAAGATTATTGAGCACGCAGAGACGCCGCAGGATGCCCTGCACGCACAGCTTGCGGATATAGGCCGGGTTGATATTCCAGGCATTGCGAAAATGACCGGCCTTTCTGAGCAGGCCGTTATTGACGATTTACACGGAACCATCTTTCAAAACCCCAAGGGAACCCGGTGGGAAACCGCTGACGACTATCTCTCTGGGAACGTCCGCAAAAAACTTGCTGAGGCAAAGAAGGCCGCCGAAAAGGACGTGAAGTTCAAGGAGAACGTTAAGGCTCTAGAAGCCGTGCAGCCGCAGGATGTGCCGCCACAAGACATCCGCGTTGACCTGGGCGCCGGGTGGGTTCCCTCGGCGCGCGTTGAAGAATTTGCGGCAAAAGTCCTTGGCATATCGCCTTCAGACGTATCGGCACGCTATTCAAAAGAACTGGCGCAATGGTCGCTGAACGTCAAAAAAAGCGGCCTAAGCAATGAGTACGGGACGCCAGAGCGTAGCGCACTGGAACTGCTCAATGATTCGCTCAATCTGAAACAGGCAAAAATTCAGATCGACACGCCGGAAGGTGTGATCGTGAACAAGGAAGCCACCATTGCCGCCCGCGAGGCGCAACGCAAGTTGCATGAAGAATTCTCGCGCTGGATTCTGGAGGATGAAAAGCGCGCCGCTGAATTGGCCCGCATCTACAACGACACTTACAATGCCATGCGCCTTTATGAGGCTGATGGCTCGCACCTTGTGTTGCCCGGCATTGCCGATACCATAGAGGGGAAACCCTTTGCCCTGCGCCCGCACCAGAAAAGCGCCGTGTGGAGGATTATCCAGAAGGGCAACACGCTGGTTGCCCATGCTGTTGGTGCTGGCAAAACGTATGAAATGATTGCCGCAGGCATGGAAATGAAGCGTCTTGGAATGATCAACAAGCCGCTTTACGTCGTTCCCAACCATATGCTTGAGCAGTGGTCGCGCGAGTTTTTGCAGGCCTACCCTGCCGCCAATATCCTCGTTGCATCCAAGGCTGACCTTCAAAAGGAGAAGCGCCGCAAGTTTGTGAGCCGCATTGCCACTGGCAACTGGGATGCCGTGGTCATGACCCACTCTTCTTTTGGCCGCATTCCTATTTCAGTGGAGCGGAAAGAAAAACATATCCGCGATCAGATTGAGCAGTATGAATCTGCCCTGCGCGCCGAGAACGAAGAAAAGAAGGCTGGGCGCGGGCGTTCTGAAAACAGGCTTGTTAAGCAACTTGAAAAGCAGAAAATGCGCCTTGAAGAAAAACTTCGCACGCTGCTTGAAGACGGAAAAAATGCCAAAGATAACCAGGTGAATTTTGAAGAACTTGGCGTGGACTTCATGTTTGTCGATGAGGCCCATAACTTCAAGAATCTGAGCTACGTCACGCGGATGCAGCGCATTGCCGGTCTGCCCAATAGTCATTCCCAGCGCGCTGAGGACATGCTTCTGAAGACGCAGTACCTCGACGAATTGCACCCTGGCAGGAGCCTTGTGTTTGCCACCGGCACGCCAATCTCCAATACCGTGGCCGAAATGTACACCATGACCAGGTATGTAGCTCCGCATCTGCTGCGCGAATCCGGCCTTGAAATGTGTGATTCTTGGGCGCGCCAGTTTGGCCGCACTGTCACCGGCATGGAAATATCGCCGGATGGCCGGAACTTCCGCGAAAATACCCGCTTCTCGCGTTTCACAAACGTGCCGGAACTTTTGACCATGTTCCGCAGCTTTGCCGACGTGAAGACCAAGGAAGACCTCGACCTGCCGCTTCCTGACCTCAAGGGCGGCAAGCCTGAAGTTGTGTCTGTAAAGCCGTCCGAATCCCTCACGAATTATGTCGATGAACTTGTGGCCAGGGCTGAGAAGATACGTGGCGGTTCCGTTGATCCGCGCAAAGACAACATGCTCAAGGTGACAAGCGAGGGTCGCCTTGCTGCCCTGGACATGCGCCTGATTGACGACACGCTCCCTGCTGACCCCAATGGCAAGGTAGCGCGCGCGACTGACAACATCTACGACATCTGGAAATCCACATCGAAGGACAGACTCGCCCAGATGGTTTTCTGCGACCTCTCTGTGCCATCAAAGCAGAGGGCCAAAGGCCTGAAGGAGGCAGAAAACCAAGATCAGGACGGCGAAGCCGCCAAGCCTGAGGCAAGTCCTGATGATTTGCTGGCTGCCGCATCTCGCGGGTCATTCAGCGTCTACGACGAGATCAAGAACAACCTCGTCGACATGGGTGTTCCAGCAGACGAAATTGCCTTTATCCATGACTTCAACGGCGATAAGGCAAAGGCCCAGCTTTTTAAAGACGTGCGGGCGGGCAAGGTGCGGGTGCTCCTTGGTTCGACCGCTAAGATGGGAGAAGGAACGAACGTGCAGGAGCGACTTGTGGCTCTGCACCATCTGGACGCGCCCTGGAAGCCATCAGCCGTCGAACAGCGTGAAGGGCGAATTCTGCGCCAAGGCAACAAGAACAAAGAGGTGCAGATATACACCTATGTGACCGAGAACAGCTTTGATGCCTATATGTGGCAATTGCTGGAATCGAAGGCGCGCTTTGTGGCCACATCCATGCGCAGCGGTGTCACCGAGCGAGACATGGACGATATCAGCGTTACCGAACTTTCCGCTGCAGAAGCCAAGGCCGCCGCAACTGGAGATAAGCGCATCCTTGAAAAAGTTGGCCTGGACAACACCATATCTCGGTTGACCGTTCTGAAGCGTGAATTTGATCGCAACCAGTGGGCCAAGGGGCGCGAGGTAGCCGAATCTAAATCCCGCCTCGCCACGCTTACAGACATACTTGCTGCCGAAAAGAAAGATTTATCCCTGGCGGCAACGCTGACCGGGAAGAACTTTGCGCTCACCCTGCGCGGCAAAGAATACACGAAGTCCACGGATGCAGCCGCGGCTATAATCAGCATTGTTTCTGACAAAAGCATCCCCAGCGGCGCAGTCATCGGCAAGGCTGGCGGCTTTGATATTACCATGTGGCGCAAGGCAACGGGCTATGAGTTTTCCCTGTCTGGGGAATCCTCGTTCAGTACCGGCGACACAACATCATCCGAAGGAGCCGTGACGCGCATCGTCAAGGGAGCCTCGCCAGAGAACAGCGCCAGCAGGATTGCGGCAACCGAAGAGGCCATTGCCAAAACAAACCGTAGACTTGATGGGGCAACGAAGTGGCTTACGAACAACAAGTCTTTCGACAGGCAAGAAGAACTGGAAACGGCCTTGGCCAGAAGCCAGGAGCTCGATGACGAGCTTGGTCTGTCTGCATCCAAGGATGCCAGCGTGATCAGCAATGAAGCTGACAGCGACAATGATCTTATGGCCTCAAAGGTGAACCCTGGCGAATACCTCCCCCCCGTTGACGGGAAAAAGGGCATGCGCCTTGAAGACGTACAGACCGTTGCTGACAAGATCGGGAAGCTGGCAAAAAATGCGGCAGCGTCGCGTGTCGTGCAAGGTTTTGACGAACTGCCATATTCGATCAGGGAGCGTTATTCGGACGCTAAAAACAGCGTCGAGGGCGTTTTTGACCCGCGTTCTGGCGTGGTCTGGATGGTGGCCGACAACCTCAGTGATCCAACGCGCGCGGCCGAGGTGTGGGCCCATGAACAGATTGTTCACCATGGCCTGCGCGGGCTGCTTCCGGCTGATGCCAGAAGGCGTGTGCTTAACCAGCTTTGGCTTGGTGCTGGCGGCATGAAGAACGGCATGGTGAAGGACATTGCCAGCCGTTACGGCTTGGCCCCCACCAGAAGCTTGCAAGACCGTCAAACGGTTATGGAAGAAGTCATTGCTGCCCTGGCAGAAAAGAAGGGGCAGGGGCTTCTTGAGCGCGCCGAAGGCAACCTATGGCGCAGGGTTGTTTCTGCCCTGTACCGTGCATGGAACAGCCTCGTTCGCGCCGTTTCTGGGCGAGAAGGGGCTATGAACATGGACAACATTGATGCCTTGCTCTCCGCACTCGGAAGACATGTGATTGATGGGGAATCTTCCGGCATCACCCAGAAGGCCGGGCCGTTTGAACAGGCGGTTGCGCCAGCGTCGATGTCAACTGAGGGTGACGGCGGCGTTGAATTGGCTTCCCTTTCACCGAAAGACATTCTCGGCCTTACTGGCATAAAGGCCGCAAAGATTGCTGACGCACCAGAGATTCACCATATGTTCAAGAAGGATGACTTGAGCTTGATGCAGAGCATTTTTAATCTGCCGCATTGGATTGCCAAAAAAGCGCCGGCCTTTGCCAAAGTCTATGAACGGCAGTTGCAACGCTTGGATGATCGGTCATCCGCGCTCAAGGAAAGCCTTGAAACCGCGCCGAGCATTTTCGGCAAGGACAGACTCAAGCCTGCCGACATGGACAGCCTGAAAAAGCTGCTTTGGGAGCATGAGGGCCGGGACGCATGGCAGATTGACGCTTCCGGCGTTGACAAGTTTGTCACCAAGGAAACTCTGGCCAACGGGCGAGAATTAATTTCTGTGAACCCTGAATTTTATCGGGAGTACAAGAAATGGCTCGGCGGCCTGGAAGGCACAAAGGCTGCCAAGGACGCAATGCTTGAAATTCGCAAGAGCCTTGATGAGGACTTGGTGCGGGCTCATAACCGCATGGCTGCAATGTCTGAAATGAGCGACGACGCGATCAGGGAGTTCCGGCAAAGCATTGGCCATGTGCCGAACTACTTTCCTCACCACCGATATGGGAACTACTTTATTCAAGCGAAGATCGGTGATGAGGTTGTTTTTAGGCAGCACTTTGATGCACTGAACACCCAAGCGGCAAAACAGCGCGCCGCCATGATCGCTGCTGAGCAAAAAGAAAACTACCCTGGCGCAAGCTGGACGGATGGAAAGAATGACCGTCTGCCAGATGAAATTCTTGGCGCACCGATTGACACCGAGGCAATGGAGCAAATCATCCGTGCGGCAACATCGAAGATTGCGGACAAGGAACGTGCCGCCGAAATCAATGAACTGCTCACGTCTGGCGTTGCCGATGTGCTTAAGGCGCGTGGCTGGGGCGCGCACGGCATACAACGTAAAGGCATTCCAGGCTTTGAGCGTGAGGACATCACGCGGGTGCTCTACGACTACAAATCCGGCCTGAATGGCTGGCTTACCAAGATGGAGGCCGCAAAGGATTTCAGCGAGGCGTTGTCGGGCATTGATGCACGGCGCACTCCGAACCTTTGGAAGTACACGGCCCAATACGTCAAAGACATGCTGCGCAACTCTGATCGCGTGGACAGGATCACCGGCAATATCAAGTCTGTTGCCTTTGCCTGGTATCTTGGCGGCTCAATCAAAACTGCGTTTGTGAACGCCACCCAGAACCTTGTAGTGGGTGTGCCGCGCTTGCAGATGGATGTAACCGGCGGCGGCCGCCTCTGGCTCGATGGTGCGCAAAAAGCAATCATTGACCGGGTGACAGGCAGCAAGGGCAAAGGCCTTTCGGACGAAGAGGCAAAGCTCGTACATGAACTTTACGGCGAGAGCGTGATCACTGACGCTTTCATGGAAGAAGTGCGCGGGCATTTGCAGGGCTTCACCGGCGCTACGCTCTGGAACAAGTTCACTAAGGCATTGGGCCTGCCCATGAGCGAAGTTGAACGATTCAACCGGGCCAGTTTGGCCCTGGCCGCATTCCGCGCTGCGCGCAGCGGCAAGCTCAAGCAGCAGGCAAAAGAGAAGTATGGTGTCAGGGGCGAACAGGCGAATTATGACCAGGCGAAAGAATTTGCCACGGATGTAGTGCGAGATGCCCACTTTGTGTACGGCAAGTCCAACCTGCCAGAGTTCATGCGCAGCAATACTGCCGGGCGGTCAATGGCTTCGCTCTATACGTTCCGCACGTTCACACACAACATGATTTCCATGTGGGCATGGGCGCTGGAATCGCAAGGCAAAGAAGGCGCTGCGTTTGTGGCGAAAAGCATAGGGGCCACAATGGCCCTTGGCGGCGTTACCGCCCTGCCCTTCTACGCAACCATTATGGCCTTGTGCCAGGCTGCCACCGGAGACGATGACGATTGGACAGAAAAACTCCGCTCCTGGCTGCCCAAGAACAACTTGCTGCGGGATGCTGTGTGCTACGGCACGCCAGCCATGGCCGGGGTAAACATTGGCGGCTCGCTCAAGATGGAGACGCCTATTACTGGCGGCCTTGCCAAGGGTAAGACGCCCAAAGAAATACTTACCCAGAGCATTGGGGATATAATCGGCGTTCCATACGATTTGCTGATCGAAAAGCCCTCCAAGATGATTGAGGCTCACCGCAAGGGGAATACGTGGAGAATGATCGAAGAGGCCATGCCGGTTGCATTCAAGAGCGGCATGCAGGCTTGGCGGCTGTACACCCATGGGCAAACAACCATGTCTGGACGGCCAATAAATGACCCTGGAACGCCAGGTGCGCGCAAGCTTTCGTCAAGTGAGGCCATAGGCAAGGCTCTTGGATTCCAGCCAGTCAGTAGCACAAAGAGCTATGATGCGTATGCCGCATCGCAGCATTCGAAACAGGTGCGCGACGACAAGCTTGATGACCTTACGGCCATGGCGCTGAAAACAGTCGATACTGGGGACCCGGCGGGCAGAAAGGAAATGCTCAAGGACCTCAAAAATTGGAACAGTCGCATGAAGGAAGAGGGCAAGCCCAATATGCTCATTGCACCCAAAGAAGTTATTCGCAGGGTGAAGGCACGCAGGCGCGAGAACAGGCCGACGCCAAAGAACCTGCGCGAAAAGGCACGGCTGCAGGCGTCTTGGAACTAAACGCAACATTGCCAAATTGCGAAATCTGTCAATTTTGGGCCGGGGGACACAACGCCTCCGGCCTTTGCTTTTTTTGCCGGATCATTTAGATTTTGCTTCATGGCAACAATGATTGACCCTCTCGTGAAGCTCGCAGCGCTTGGGGCATACCCCCATCTTGAGGTGAGTACAGACGGTTCAAAAAATGTCACACTGACCTTTGCGAGATCATCAACGC